TAATGCAGGCTTCTGTTCAAGAATAGTATCTAGAACATCATTAAGACCATGTTCCTTACCTGCATGATGAACATAAGACATATGGTCTTTATAATAATCAGGATAATGCTTATAAATATAATTGAGAATGATAGCTGCAGAAGTATATCCATCACAATCCGCATCTACTACTACAAGAATATCATTATTCTTTAAAATGGTATCTTGAACCATTTGAACCGCTCGCTGCATCTTAAGACTGTTATCTAGCTCTCGCCAAGAATAAATATCATTTTCATTTGCATTAAGCCACTCTTCTTGTTTTTCTATCGGAATACCACGATTATATAGAATTTGCTGCAACGCTGAATATTGCGGATTTGTTTCCTTGTAAAGTTTATAATTCATAATCACCCTTTATAAATAGTATTTTTATCTAAATATATTATACTATTTTAATTTTAATTTGTCAACTATAAATATATACGATGCCGCCACAATTTCATGAAAGCATCTTTACCTTTATCAAAAGGAGAATTTTTATATCCTAGAGTATCATTCTCTGCATCGAATAGAAAACTAATATTAGCATAAGTATGATACTTTGCATATATCTTTTCTAATTTATTTATTACTTGAAAATATTCCGCTGAACCTATTTCTTCAAAGTCTTTGTCAAAACCAATTACTACTTCATTAACTCCTAGATTGAGAAGCATGTTGAATTGATATTTTGAAAGTGAACTGCCGCATACAGCTACTGCAATATTGTTAGCAGTTCCAAGATAACTCATTGATTGCAATACTGATTTTTCAGATTCTACTACAATTGCAGTTTTTACTTTTGCTATGTTACTCTTGGCATTATTAATTCCATATAGATTAAATCCAAGAGGATGATTGTAAAGTTGAGTACCTCTGCGCCAAGGTTTATATTTACCATATTGCTCTTGTTCTCTGATTAGAGTCCTTTGTCTAATGCCTATAAGATTTCCCTCAATATCCCTGTGCGGGATTAGGATATTTCCATCTACTGGGTCATAGCAAATTCCCATGTAATTGCAAATATCTTGACTAATATTATCTCTAATCCAAGGTTTGACTATTGGTTTTGGATAGTATTTTAGTATATTTTCATTTAAAATGGGGAGTTTGACTTGGTTAACTTCTTCATATTGAATAGAATTAATCTTATCATATGCGGCTAGAATTTTCCAATCTTCACTATCATGAGTATTTATATTTTCAGATTCAACCCTGCCTTGCAAATTGAAAAATTCTACAACAAAAATAATTGCTTGATTCAAGTCATCGATATGCCGCACTCGTTGTACTAATTCAAATATATCAAAGCTATCATGGCAACCAGAATAACAGTGAAATAATTGTTGTTCGTCATAATAATATAGCTTATGACTATCTCCACCATGACAGACGGTGCGGCTGATGATTTGGTCAGAATACATTTGCGGGTCTGCTTGAAAATAATCGAGAAGAGAGTAAACATCTTCCATTTCGATAGCATCTTTCACATCGTCTTTGTTATACATGTTTACTCTCCTTTCTATGCTTCTAGATTAATTAATGTATAGTTGTAATCTGTTGCAAAAATTGTTTCATACCTACATGTACTTTTATCTGCCTTCATCCACAATATAATTCTATTGAATTTACCTCTACGATTTTTATATATTGACATTTTTACATTTGGAGTTCCAAGACCAGGATTTGCATCTAATAGTGGTTTAATTTCTTCTAAATCTTGCGGAGTCATGTCAACCATGATTTCACCAACATCGACACGGTTAGCAATTGCTTTTGCTCCAGCAAGCATACCTTGGTCTAAGATTCTTTCGCCTTTAAAATTATTACTTAGCTGAGTTGAAGAATAAATAAACACACCATATTTTTGTGCAATATCCTTAATCTTTGTTGCAAGAAGAAATAATGCTTGGTCTTCTCGTGCTACCATCGAACCAACATTTCTTTTAAGTTCTTCCATCATCTTCATTGAAGTAGCAATATAATCAAGAAATACTGCCGATGTTTTATTCACTCTAATATTTCTCTTAATACAATTCTCAATATCCATCATGCTATAATCTGGTAGATATTCAATAAATAGTTTTGATTCATTGAGGATTTTAATTGCTTCAGCTACTCTATCTACTTCTTCAAAATCAAATTGTTGTTCTAGAATATGATTTTCTGGTACTCCACTAATAAAAGCCAAAGCCATTGTTTGCAGTTCTTCTTTATCAAGCTCTACAGAAATAAAGACAGTTGGAATCTTCTCGCCTATACTTACCCACTGTCCATTATCCCACATGCGGTCACATGCCAAGAAACATGCATCTGCCATAGCGGTTCTGGACTTTCCTACGCCTGTGGAAGCCGACCTGAGATAAAATGTTCCTAATCTACCACCCATTGTAACAATATTATTGCCTCGGTCAAATAATGGATAGCCTCGAACAGGTTCATCTTTAAGTCGTTCAACTAGATTTTCTAGACCATCACCAATTTGACAAGATTCATCTGAGTCATTATCTACAATGACTTCTTTAATTCTAACTATTCTGTTCTCGACTTCATCTGCAATATCTTGAAGAGACATAGCGTTTAATTTCTTTTCTTGCTCTTCTCGCATTGCAATATCAAAAACATTATCTTCATCAAGAATAAAAGAAACATCCATTCCAATATCATTATATCCACGAAGTAATGACATTTTCTTAACTCGATTATAATAATAATCAAAGTTAGTTGGCTGTGCTTCTTTTAATACTTTCATTAACCAGTTACTACCATCACTATCTTTGTAAATGGCTAAACTCTTTGGTCTTTTTGCTAAGTAATCTTCAATAGTTTTAATGCCTATATTTTCCGCACCAGCATTATGAAGATTTGCAATTGAAGCAAAAACAACTCTATGAAAATCAGTTACAAAATCAGTATCAGATAAAGTATAACCACTACCAGCATCTAGAAGAGAGGGATTATTGAAGCAACAACCAATTGCTTGAATTGCTGCTGCTGAATCATAATATTGACTCACTTATCCCTCCTAATCTAATTCAAAAAAGTTAGTCCTTTTTGGACGCTGAATCTTATATCTTTTAGATGGAACAACTCGTTCTTGGTGTCTAAAAGAAATATAATCTTCAAGATTTTCTTTTACTTCTTCACCTTGTTCTTCCATCTTTTTTTGATTTTCCCAATATTTTGCGGAGTCTTTTCTAATATAATTTAGAATTGCAATTCCACCATTTGCCTTTTGCGGATTTTCTTGCCGCACATCAATCCAATATACTAATGCATTATATATTTCTTGATATGACCATCCATCTTTGAGATAGCTATTAATCTGTTTAGATACCATAGCATAATTAGTAGAATCACCTAACCACTGAGCTGCTTTACTTCTAATTTCCGCAATCTTTGTTTTATCGCTATCTTTCTCTTTTTCTTTTTTCTCTTGGTAACAAGCTTCATGATAATATCTGCGGCCTTCATATACATATTTATTTTCTGGGTTATTGCGGTCAAATTTTTCTCCGCACCAAGGGCATTTTACTTCTATCTTTGCCATTTGACCTCCTAACATCATTTTTATTTATATATATTATATCACATATCTTATGCTTTGTCAAGAGATAAAAAAAGAGGGATATTCTTCATATCCCTCTTATATATTACTTAAAGTCCATTAGCAACTTCATCAGCAAGGTCTGTATAAATAAGTTCTAGCTGCTCAGTTTGCATTGGAGTACAATCATTAACCTTCTTACCCACACCAAGATACTTATCAGTAATAGCAGTAATCTTTGGTTGCCACTTAGTCTTAAATTCAGCACCAGTATTACTCTGAATCTTCTTGATTAGCTCTTTAATGTCATGCATAAGTTCATCATAACTCTTGGATTCATCAACTTGATAAGCAGTAGTTCGTTCAGAAGTTACAAATTTACCATCATCTTCTGCGGCTTGCTTATCAATTGCATCGCCAATAGCATTAACCAAATTATCATAGGTAAAGTATTCTAGATAATCTGGAGTATGTTTAAAACGTGCGTCTATCCAATGCTTTCGCAAAGGGACTGACTATATCTTGAACCGTTCTGGTCCCCTTCCATTTCGGACTTAGAATTTCACTAAAATCCTACTCCCTGCCGGGATAGTCGATACACATATTCTTATAATAAATAAGAACTTTGCACGGTATTGCCTTATCTTAAAAAGACTTAGGTTCCCTTACTCATAATGTAATTTCTTACTTCTGAACCGTTAGCCCTGTTGTTATAAAAGGACACCCTATTTTTATAGGTTAGGAAGGTTTTTCGATAAAGATTCCTCTTTAAAGGAGCCGTTATAATTTATTAATTCTTGAAAACGGAAATATTTTCTTTTTAATGGCTTATTAAAATTATTATCATATAAATCTAATAATAACAATGCTGTTTTTTTATTTCCTATAACGCTTAATTGGTATGTATCTTTGCAGCGATGTTCTAACTTTATAGAATATTTACCATCGAATATATAAAGATGACTAGCACAATATTCTAATATATCTTTTGTTCCAGTGATTCTAAAACTATAATGTGGATAACCGTCTTTATCTATTGTTTTTGAAATTGAACCATCACCATCGAATAAACCAAGAATAAAAGATTTTGCATATAAATTATTTATATTTGGTGCTTTTAAATTGTAACTTTTTTGATACCCTACACCAAATTTTATTAAACTTTTCTGCATATAAAAACTATTAATACAAGCTTCACTACAACAATCGTTTTTATTAGAAAAAATTGGTCTATTACTCCCAACAAAATCATTAAATTGCTCTAACATATATTTATCATTATTGTGTAAAGATAATCT